TTACTGATTTTTTTCCAAAATTAGGATTTTTATCTCCAATCATTTCTTTTTGTTTTTTTGCTCTTAATTCATTTGTCCATTTTTTTCCAAATTGTGGATTATTTTTCCCCTTATTTAATTCTGAAAGTTTCTTTTTAGTATCAAAATGACATTGATGATTATTTCCACCAGGTTTTAAATTATATCCATTAGGAGATATTGTATTAAATTTAACTATGTATTCTTGTTCAAACTGATTACAGTCTTCATCAAAACAGATACAAATAATCTGAAATTTAAATTTATCTAAACCATATTTCTTAAAAGCATTTGAAAGATATGTTCCTAAGTTTCTATTTGAAGGCCATCTATGTTGTCTCCATCTACTTTCTACATCTTTGCAAATTGTTTGTCCAATATATTGTTTACCACTTATCTTATTTGTTATTAAATAAATATATCCCATCTATACTAAAAATAGTTTTTATAAAATAATCAATTTTCGTCTATCTTATGTAAGAAATATCTTTATCTCATCACCTACTTCACCCAATTCAAGATGCCGAGTAATCCAATCCACCTCAACTTTCCCGCCCTTATCTAGTTTTTCCTGCTGATCAGGTCGCAATAAATCATCTACACTTTTCCTACTAATGTCCAATTCCTGCAAAGAAAAGCGAACATTTTGTTTCTTTTCTTCTGCAAGACGCATACGATTCATAAGGATTTCTATGCTTCCGCACAACTTATAGCGCCTGTAAAGAAGTCGGGAAGTATACTTGCCAATCCCCGGTGCATAATCCGTTCCTAGCAAACAAGCAAATTCCCGAAATTGGGAAACAGAAAGACCAATATCATTGCAAATATCAGCAAGAGCAAAATTATGAAATATACAATCTTGTAGATTTTCTGCTGAAGGCACGAGCAGATTCTTCACACCTCTTGCAAGAAAATCATAATCAGTTGAAATCACAGCGTCAATTTCGCCCTTGTATTCCATATAAGCTAGAAGTGCATCCGCTTCACCCAAGGCATGAACAAAAGGTGTCCCCGTTGCATACAAGAGTTGCTTCACTGCATCACGATCTTCTGCTCGTATCTGAGGAACAGATTTGCGACTACTATAAATCTTATCTTGCAAGATCCCCCTCTGTTCGCAACTTAGATCTACACCTTCTAGCGCTGATTCTAGGGCAGAGCACAACTTATCGGTATCTTCCCGCTGCTTCTTACGAACAGCCATAATTTGTGCCTTTTCTGGAGGAGGACTGCCATCAAAGACAACCACCAATTTAACATTATGAAGACGAGCCTCTGCAAGAAAATGAGACAAATTGTTTAGAAGAGGTAAATTTACAGATCGGCTTCTATATAGAAGACATAAGATATCAACACCTATGCGTTTACCAGACCATTTACTTAGCTTAGTTCTACGATCTCTTGAGGAAGACCAAAAGAGAAATGATGAGAGTCCGCGGATACCCATGTATAGAAAAGTTTAATTAGCTATTCTATTCAGACAAAAATATATATCAAATTTTTGCAAATTACTTCCATAGCGTTACTGTAAGAACAATTTTCTCTTCACTTTTCTGAACCTTCACTGTATCCAAAGGATTTATAATTTGGATATCACCCTTAGGATAGTTGGGTGGCGGAGGCATCTCAACCTTCTTTTTTGTTTGCGCATAGAGAAAGAAACTTATTGCCATCAAGCAAATGGCAATTATATAACCAACAGACCAAGGCTCCTTAAAGACAAGGATACATGCTAGAGATCCCAGCAGAGAACCGGTAGACTGCATAAATTCAAAGAAGAATGCATTTGAATGCTTGATTGTTGCATATTTAAAATTTCGTGTGATCATTTTAAGAATTGGTAGAGCCAAGGAAACACAGGCAACCAGAATAAGACCCCCATTGTCTTGACTTGCAGCACCAATATCAATAGGCCATCTACTAATTTCTTTACTGAATGTTGCATAAACAATAATAAAAGTAGATGCAATTATACTAGATACAATAGACATTTCAACCATTCGAATATCATAATTATCCCATTTAGGTTGAATATATTCTTGCACCACATTTGTGACTCCAAGAAGAAAAGCATGAATTAAGGCCGTAGTTATTCCTACCTTAAAATCTGCACCTTTCATATCTTCTTGATCGGTGAAAAGACTAGTAAAACTAATACTAAATGCAGATGCAAGACAGAATAACGCAGCAGATAAATGCCACATAGTAAAGATTTTTTTGAGAAATATTTTGCTTAACACAATATTGAAGAAAATACTTGTGCTAATCAACAGAGAAAATACGCTACCAGGTATACTATTTAGACTTATATTTCGTAACAAAGTAAGAGCAAAGAGTAAAATTCCTAGCATACTATTCTGTCCCCAATACACGTTTTTTAAAGCATTTCTTTCTTTCCACTGATAGATATAGACTGGTAAGAGAAAGATCCACATTTGATTACTTAAGAATGCAGTATACGTAGGTAGTGCTAGAGGCACTGAATTATAATTTAAACTTTTTACAGCAACAGTTTCTCCAGCAGAAGAAATTGCATAAATAATTCCATAAAAGATTGCATATAACATTTGTGCTATTTGTAAAAGGACTAAAAAGAATCAATTTTTAGGCAACTATACAAACTTCTTCTCTTGTTCCTTTCGTATTTGGTTGTCTCGTATTTGATTGTCTCGTTTTTTTATTTTTGCGTGAATTAAACTTTCTTTCCCAAAGTAATAATTTATTCACATTATTTGGATTTTTCTCATTCTTTATTTCTTTTAAGATAAATCGTTTAAGATTAGCCCGATTTTGATTTGATCTTTTTGTAATATTTTTTATTGTAGTCTTTAGTTTAATAAAATCTGCTTGTGCTTTCAAGAAAGACATATAATTTTTATTTTCTGGACTTTGTTCATACGGTTTTTCATTTGCCATTCCCTATCTTACGCAGTCAAAAGAACCTGTGAAATATCTAAGAATACTGATTCCAAGAGAAGAGGTGTCCTGTAGGAAGCAGATCCTGCAAGAGATCCAATAATTTTTAAACATTTTAAATATCGCATTTCAGTAATTTTTCCACCTAGGTAAAATTCAGTCATTGCTTGAAACAAGAGTTCGATTGCCTCCAATGTGCTTAAATTCAACCCTAGCAGTGAATACACAATTTCCCGCACCCAGAATACAATTTCAATATCTGGAGGCATCTTAGGCACCTTTGCTTCTTCTTCTAGCAGAGTTCCAATTATATTCCGCATGTAAGGAAGCATGGGATGTGCTAGAGACGTCGGCAATTTAGGACATTGAATCTTTACAAAAAGATCTTCCAAAAAAGAAATTGCAGGATTCATTTCACGAGCAGATAACCAGATGCAAGTAGTTGTATTAGATCCCATGCAGAATTGTTCTAGAGTTGCTCGAATTCGTATTGCTGTAGAAAGAGACATTGCATGCGCTCTTCTAATAACTAAAAGTCTCTGTTTTCCGAAAAAGTTCTGAACAACATCGGCATGCTGAGTTAGCCGTAACAAAAGTTCAGGTAAAATTTGCTTTTCTTGCATAGAAAAATCAGTAATATCTATTTCAATATGCGTAGGTGCAATAATAATTCGTGCCTTGTAATCATCGTGCATTTGTAGCTCCTTGACTTCAAAAGAAAATCCATTAAGTTCAGATTCCGGAACTCCAGCAGCTCTGCGAATTTTTTCCAACTTTCCAGTTCCTCCTAAGCCCAACCACAAAATTGGTAAATTAGTTTTTCTTATTTGCTGCATTCTGATTTAAATAACATAGTCTATTACTCTCTAAATATGGAGTGTGCCGTTCCATGGCAACGATTTGAACCATCTAAATGTATACTAGGTCAGAAACAACAAAATAAAAGATACCCTACAGCGGAATATATATCAGTTTCATACAAAGATTCTATGATTGAAATGCCCTCTTTTCAAATAGTTTCACCTTGGTTATCAAAACCAGCATCATGTAATACAGCCGATATTTTAGAAATCGGTTGGTGCGTATCAGAACATCCGTTTTTCCAAAAACTCAAGATGCTTCACGAACAGATGAAGGTGAATCTGCTAGCAAATCATAAAATAAAGCTAAATTCAAATCCCTATCTGTTATCCATTTATCTTGATAAAGGTAAAACAGTTGCGAAAGATTTAATAAAGAATGAAGAAATTATCTTAACTGAAGAAATTGTGAAGAATCCTTTGCAACAATACAAATTATGCATTCGTCTTGCTGGAATTCATGTGCAACATGGTTCGGCAAATTACAGATTTAAGTGCCTAGGTATTTTGCTGAGATAAAAGTGATTTTTTGGCATCATGCACAGAAACAGCAGAAGCCAATGCACCAAAGAGTGTTAGAGGAAATAGGAAAATATGGATAACAAAAACAAGCCAATACAGAAGTGTTGTCATATCATTATAACCAGGCATCATGTAACCAATTGATGAAAAAGTTATAATTCCTGCTAGAAGCGTTATAATTGCAATCCATAATAGAACAGCGGATACATCTCCTTCACTCAATTTAGGCACTTGTGTTGCTAAAACAGTAAATACTATAAATAAGATCATAGCGATTACAAAAATGATACCTGAAATTCCGTTATCCATCGGCATCTTCCCTAATTTATCTTACGAAGATAAAGTTTTCTTTGCATCTGCGACAGAGGCAGCAGCACCGACAGCGCCGAAGAGAGCCAAAGGTAGGCAGACCACATGAACCATAAAGACGCACCAAAGCAGAACACTTGTTAGATATAGCGGTTTAACAAAATGAGCAACTGCAAAAAACATGAAGAGTCCCAAGAAAAAACAAACAGTTAGAGCGCTAATCAAATTTTGTGCAATTGGCCCATCATAAATTGTCGGAATCTGAGCAACAATAACTAAATAAATGATTGCCGTTGTCAGAGCTGCTACCGAATAAACAGCTGCGCTAATACCTTCCATTCCTAGATAATGGTTAGGAATCAATCTGCGCTTTTACGAAAAAAAGAACATAGATAATAAAAAGAAAAGAAATAAGATACATCCACGGTAAGAAAAATCCACTGATTGCTCCCAAAGAAGTTCCGAGTGCAAACATTAAAAATATTGGAAACAAATAATCCCAGAAACCTGATAATTTATCGTCATCATTTGCCATTCTTTCCTGAAACGGTCTTACAAAATAAAAAACCCTACGATAAACAAGATGAAGGCTTCTTTATTAACTTGTAATCCAGGGACTGTAAAGGCCACACGTGATACATGCTTGCCTAGTGCAATGATTAAACGGTTAGTAAATGAATGGAATACAAGGCATCCTGAAAAACGAGTGCCTCCATCTCAAGATAAACACGTTCAATGGACAAATCTTAGAAGGCAGATGGTAACATGCGACACTGAATTCTGTGCAGTTAAAAAATTAGTGAACGGAAAAGAAAAGAAAAATTTTCAGAAATTTTTCAGACCCGAAGTTCCTACAGAATGGAAGGGTGATCCTGATGCTTGGCTATCCACTGATGATATTGAAGATGTAATGGAACAATATGAAGATGCATTTCCTACATTCGAATTCATAGGCCCCGTGCCTCTAGATTTTGATGCAAAGTCATCAGTTCCTTCATGGGGCGATTGTATTGTAGATGAGATGTGTAAATTGGATTTGCGTAAAATGAAATTGAAAGGCACAGAGAAGATTGGAATTGTTTTTAATTTTGATCCTCATGATAAACCCGGATCGCATTGGGTAGCAGCCATGCTTGATCTCAAAGAACAGATCGCATATTATTATGATAGTTACGGTAAGGGTCCACCTAAAGAAATTAATATTTTTTTCGAACGATGCAAGAAACAAGGAATACAAAAGATAGTTTTCAATGATATTCGTCATCAGCGTAAAATGAGTGAATGTGGAATGTATGCAATTTATTTTTTAGTATCCATGCTTTTTGGAAAATCATTTTCAGAGATATGCCTTGATGAATTAGATGATAGCCGCATGCTTCTCCTAAGAAAAATCTTCTTTAGCAATGGAAGTGTCACAAAAGAAGAATTGGATAATGCCTTTCAATGGTTTAATAAGAAATGAGTTTTCCGCCTAAGAAAGAAATCCAAAGGAAAAGTAATGAACAGAGGTCAACCACAGCAACCTTTTCCCCAAGCCTCCGATTTTCTCAAGCAAACAAACTATGATGCTATTTTAAATTATACGAGAAAAAGCATCACAGATTCGTATGGAGAGCTAACAGATAAAACTGATAAAAGACTTCAGGGTGTTTTAAACCACTATATGAAAGAAGTTGCAAAGCAGAATCCGGGAAAAAAAGTTCAGGAACTTAACCGTGAAACTATACGTGAAACCCTGACAAGTATGGAAGGATGGCTGCGCAGAGGTGGAGAATCAACACCTACAACGTCTGAAATTTACAGACAGCCAGAGTCAACGGATCGTCTTTATTCAAATGTTGGAGCCCAATTGATTAATCAGCAGAAGGAACGTAGTCTAGTAATGAATGCCCCTGCAATCAAGCCCGATTTTAGGGATAAGGTTGAAGAAGATGTGATTGATCCGATGCAGTTATTTGAGAAGGCTCGTCTGGCGCGTGAAAAAGAGGGTATGATGAAACCTGCAGTATCTAAGCCTGACCTTGTTCTGCGCGACGATTCTCCTGAATATAAAGTTCCTCAAAATCTACCTCAAGATGTAATTATCAGGCAGCAAGATGTGACTAAATATAAGGAAGTTGAATATAATATTTTCTTGAACTCGGGTGACAGAAATTGGATTCAAAATACGAGTGAAAATCGTTATGAGTTCAGTATCAATTTCAATGTTGCAAATAATACAAATACTTTCCCTATGTCACCCTCTGTGCAAGAAAGATTTCGTAATATAGTTCGTATTGAAACAGTCAAAGTAGTTGTTCCTTTGGAATCCCTTGACACAATTGTGCAAGTTGCATCAGCTTTATCTTATTCATCAGCGCCGGTTGTTTCCGTGCTATCATACCAGTATGTTGCTTTACGAATTGCTGAATTAAATACAAATGGTTTCGGCACAAATTCTAAATTGGACAACAGTTTTGCAATCATGCACCAAGATACGCAATGGGTATCTGACTCCTCGACGGCCTCTGCAAACAGGGGATTTGCATCTCTAACACCGAAGTATCTCAAATGCCAAAAAATCTATGCTCCGACACCTCTTGGTTCCTTGCAAAAGTTATCTATCAGAATTGAAAACCCAACTGGAAATACTCTATCAGCAGTCTCCGATGTGCAAAAAATCCAGCAGATTGTATTTAGCTCTGACTTGCAAACATTTACAGGAAATAATTCACAATCAACACTCTATATAACAGCACCTGGAACAGAGGCAACACCGGGCACAGCAACATCGACAACCACAACCACAAATGAATATATCTTTATTCAGTGCTCAACATGGTTCTCAAAGTGGCAACTCAATTACCCTGATAAAATTGTGATTAGTAATTTTGTGGTAGGAGGCACATCCACTCTGGCATCGGTTGACTTTACAAACTTTATTACACGAGCAGAGGGACATTATGTCGTAGGTCTAGCTTATTCAGGTGGAACTGCTGGAACTACAGTAACAGATGGACAAAATGCAAATGGATTTTCAAACTGGGTAATCATCCGAAATCGTTTTAATGATCCTACTCTAACGTCTTCTTACAATTACCCGAGCGGCATAACAGTTCCTTATCTGTCAAGACAGTATTTTGGTGGAACAGCTGCAACTGAAATTGCTCTTGGCATACAGCTCTATGGAGCTTCAAGCACACAGACATCAATTGGCTCTTCTGCAGCGCTTCTCAACTTAAATCACCAAACGCATGTTGTATTACGTATTGTCACAAGAGAGATGGATGGTGCAAGTAATTTACGGCCTGATAATACAAACTAGTAAGTGATTTATAGAGAAAAATAAAATTAAAATCTAATAATTAATTTTCCTAACAGAGTTTGCTTCTAGGAAAATTAATTACCTACGATAGAGAGACTATGAAAGTGTATACTATAATAACCCTCCTGGGAATATTATTTGTAATAATTGCCCTTTCTTTTCAATTAAAAAGAAAGACAGTTGAAGGTTTTGATACACTGCCGGATTCGCCATTAACAGCGCAATATAAGGCACTTGATAAGAAATACACAAATGATACTACACGCCGCTACAACTATGTAAGTGATGGCATGAATGATTTTATTGGTGGCTTGTGGGATCCGGGTTATGACAATGAGACTGTTATTACAAAGCAAATTCAAGACGCATTACAAAACGTGGCTGTAACAGGATCTACCAGAACTAAAAGTGGCAATGTACTGGTGCCTAAAACGGAAAAGAATACACACATGCCCCATTCATATGTGCTTGATATAATTAAAGGATGCGAAGCGATTAAGATCAATGTTGCAACAATGAGTGACAATGATATTACAAACACTTGTGCAAAATTAGATGATCCGACAAATGGACAATGTGGATTTTGTTTGAAGAATGGTGTAGATAGCAAAGGTAAAAACCAAGTTGGAGGTCTATATTTTAGTAATTATGATCGTTATAACGGTGATCAACTGCAAGCAAATGTAGATGCTGGATCTCGTCTTTTCAAACCCACTGTTGGAATCTGCGACACTCAGAATTTTGTAACAACAAGTGCACGATGCAAGCGCCGCATTAATGAGATTCTGTGTGAAGCAAATGGCGGTCTTCCTCAAAGAAGTCCTGAGACAGGAAATGGATGCGGCCAATGTGTGCAACAGGGTCTAAAATTCATGTTTAATGGTGATAAGAAAAGAACATTCACAGCAATTTTACATCTGCTCGTAGATGGACAGATTCAGATCACTTTCAATCCTTCAAATACACAGGTTCCGAGCCTGCAAGTGGCTGATATGAATAGAGGTCTACGTTATGTTCAGTTTATCTTTGAAAATGTGACTGAAAATGATAATTTCACATTAGTTAACCAAGGAAATACGACAAACATCATTGCTGGACAATGGAAAAATCCTAGTGGAAGTCGTGACCTACCGTTCTATGAGTCAATCACAGATAAGACAAGTGTTTTCATTGGGGGTAATATTAATAGCACGCTCATTCAAACAACAATTCCACAAGATAAGTTATTAAATTTCAGAATTGGAACACTAACAGTAAAAGCAACACAAACAGGAGCGGCAACAATTAACGGCTTTTCTGGCACGGGTGGTTTATTTAATATTAATCTTCAAATTCCGGGTTATTTGGGTGAGCCTCTTTATGATGAAGATGCAACTACATGCCCTACAGGTGGAATCTTAGGCACACCGCAATCTATGATTCTTAACAAATCAAATCCTTGCTTTTCAGATGATCCCTCTGCCCCTCTATCACAGAAATGCTTAGCAAATCTGTTCTCAGCTGCGGGTGGTAATACATTTGGCACAGGATATCCTATAAATACAGCTAAAGCAACACAACTTCTAGGAGCAGCTGGCACTAACACAGATATAAATGTAGTCATGTCATTTTTAAATGGACAATATGCAGCTGCAACTACAGGTATTGCTACAAATGGAAATACGCTTCAGATAAATGAAGTGAATGCAGCCTCAATGTATATGTTAGGTATTGAAATTAGCAACCCGTGTGATATTAATACAACATCTGGACCTTTATCTGTTCCCTGTCTTCAGCTCCTCTATGATAACAAAGCTGATAAATATGGACCGACCTATACAAATACATTTGGTGCTTTTACTTCTTTCTGCAATAATAAGGGAACTGCATCACCAATAGATAAAAATGGAAAAATAAACACACAAGCTGTTACAAATGCACTAAAAGCAATACCTGCACCCGGAACAGGATCCTCTTCAGCAGTTAATTCAGTTCAAAACTATTTCAATAAAATTCTAACAAATGCAAACATGGCTGCGAATGCTTCAAATTCGGAGATTGTCATGGATGCTTTAGCGGCATGTTATGGTATTAATATTCCTAACCAAGGACCTGAACAAACCAAATGCGACCAAAATCTGCTTGGATTATATGATGTATCGCAGGCCAATACTAATAATATAAATTCGAACCGTATTGTCTTTCCCAATGTCCAAACAATGGGTCCTATGGCAGATGTAGATTTAATAATGGTTAAAAATGGTGGAACAATACAAGTCAATCAGAATACAATTGCTACAACTTCTTATTCTGAACCGGGTGTCTATACAAGTGTTCTGTGTAGAAATGCAATTTCTATTAATTTTTGGGTTAAACCTGGAAATCCACCCACAAATATGGGTGTGAATTTCTTTCTTTTTGATTTCAGACCTACACTTAATGATACATATATGTATTCACCGGGCGATGGTTCGTTAGGATCATTCTGGAACACAGGAAATATGCTTTTTATCGATGGAGTAGCTGCAAAGACATGGAAGTCTATTTTGGATAATAAATGGCATTTAGTAACAGTTAATTTGGCCAAACCGTATACAGGTCTCTTAAAGATGTTTAATTCAAATGACGGATATGGAGCCATGAATTGTGAATTCGGTCCTATTGGAATCTATCAGCAAACAAGACAACAGTCCGATATTTTAGCTGATTTTAATGCCAGACCTACATGGGCACAAACACCCAATTTTATGGGCTATTTCTATCAAGGATGTTTTGGGGATTCATGGGATCGTGCATTACCTTATTACAGTGGACAAGTTAGTTCAGTCATACAATGTGCTCAGATTGCATCAAATATGGGTATGAACAGCTTTGGTGTTCAGTATTTTGGCCAGTGCTGGACGGGTAATTCACCTATTCATGACTACACACGATATGGAATTGTCAACGGTTGCCCGCCTCTTGGAGGTGGATGGAATAATCAAGTCTATGTAAATACTGAAATGCAAACAAAAGGATTTCCTTGCAAGGTTTTGGGTGGATATGGTATGGGTCCTTGGGGTGCAGGTTCTCGGTTTGTTGATAACAGTGCATATTGGATTTGGGATGATCAGAATGCAGCATCGAATACAGCAGCTGGTAAATGGATCAACTTCAATCTTCAAATTAATGTAGATGTTCCTTGCTATGCTGTTTTCCATTTGATTGTGGATGATGAAGGTGAACTCTTTGTAAATAGTGTATCTCAAGGTCAAATTACGGGAGGTGGTTGGGGAACAACAAATTATACAAAGAGAAATATTCAAATACCTTCAGGACAAGTTAATTTAAGAATAAAAGCCAAAAATAACGGCGGACCCGCTGGATTATTGGGTTCTCTTGTAAGAGCGGATGGTGTTGTGTTAGCTCGGACGGATAGAACTTGGAGCGTAACTTATTAAGCCCTGGATTATAGAATAAAAGAAAACTTCCTTTAAAAAAAAGCAAGTTCCCTTTTAGAGTAGGATGAATTCAGACTATACAAAATTTCTTCTAGTTTTCTTTGTTTTGACCGCTCTTTGCATTGGTCTATGGATGCTTCAATATATGGCCAGTAAGAAATCACCATTACTTGAAGATTTCATGGATGACCAAACATTTGCAGCCCAAGTAAATTTCATTGATAAAAAGGTTGCTGCTGCAAAAGTCGGTGATGCTGCTCTCGATATTCCAACAAATCCCAATCCTCAGAACACAATTGTTATGCCAAATGCAAAAGATGTTAAAAAAGCAGTTGAAGATATTGATTTATTTGTAGAAAGACAAGAACCTAACACTGAAAATTGGTTTACCGATGTGTTCACTTCACCCATTTATCTGCAAGATAAGGCATGTAGGGCAATAACATCAGTTTATAATCTACCAAATGATGATTCAAAGCAGAGAATTGATTGTGGTTGGATGTTTAATCCAAATGGACAAAGCGCTTCTGTTCTTTGTTCGCCATGGGGACCTGTTTTTAACTTTTCCCAAATGGATTATCCCTCAAGCGAATATAAGTTTACCTGGAGTAAAAATGAAGCTATCCGATTGGAAGAAGTTAAAAAGTGCGCGCAGACAACTCAATGCGAATTACTTGAACCGGGTAAAGGATGTGGATTTTGTCCAGCTTTGAGTCGTGCAATACCTGCTTTGAATGATGGTTCTTCTAAATATACTGGATCTGATCAATGCCCCTATCTTGCTATAATGGAACCTAGTAAATGTTACTTACCTGTCAGCCAAGGTGGTGCAGGATTATCTGACGGTAGCGGCTCTTGCACTCCTGATGCTCAAGGGAAATTAAGCAAGGTTTGCTTAACTGCATTAGCAAAACAGGCAGGATGCACAGATAAAGGCACTGTTTTACAAGCTCTAGAAGATAATTCAAATCCTCAAATGTCTAGTCAGAAAGTTAAAGATGTAGCGTCTGTTTTACAATCGTATCAATTTTCAATCCCAACTGGTGTTCTTTCAGATGGTTCTGTTTCTATAAGTGATGCATTAATGACATATTGGAATATGTCATGGCAATCTGTTGCAAGTCCTAATGTGCGTGTAAGGGGAGCTGCTGGTAATTTATGTTATGGCAGAAACTTTGATCCCTGTGACTACGATGACAGCGATGTTGCTCAATTCCCGCTAAATTGCTTGCAAAATCTATATTATAGTTCGGGATGCCAAAGCAAGGGTCTTGATTTCCCTACAGTTGACAATCTTGCAAGTTTCCAAGGTAAGTCGTGGGGTCAGATTAAGAAAAATCTGAATTCGCTAATTGCTAAAATGACAAATCCCAGTGGATCAGTATCGCCAGCTGATCAAAAAGATGCTTTGCAAAGATGCATTGGAACACACTTGCGCAGAAGAGCCATTACCTACTGCAATGAGCTTGGCTTATCGATCAAGATTTATTTTATGGACAATGGCGTATGGAATTTTTTCGGACGTTATATTGTTACAAATGAATTTTTCCTGCTTAGAAATGAATCTACATTCTGGGATTCATTGCTCGTTTTTAATTCTCCTTTGACTCAAGGCAAGAATATTCTGTTAAGTCTTGAAACAAATATAAATCCTAATTCACAGACTACATTAAATTACACGCGTATAGGAAATATTACGGATTCTATAAATTATAATGGAACAAACGTTGCTGCCAAATACAATACTTGGATTTCTCAAGATCCGGTTGCAAATTTGCAGGTCACTCCGAATAATCAAGAAAATCAGAATTTACAGGCGAATATTCAATTAACACCGGATCAATACACGCAACGTAATTCAATTTGGTATCTAGCAGATGGTGCTGCAAATCAACCAGATATTAATATCTTCCGCTTACCAATTGAACGTAGAAGCCCTTTGATTAATATAGTCATGAATCAAGGGGATATCAGTGATATCACAAATACTGTCCAACTAAATATTATTAATTTATCTCCTACATCACTGGGCAATCAATCGTGCACTTTATTTAATGGTGGTGGCTACATTCAAATTAAGGATTCATTAAGAACGCAAGCTTTCCGCTCATATACAAGTATGATATGGTGTTCGCAACCTGGTTTATTTCCGCGTGTTTGGTCATTTTCTGTTGGCCAGCAACAATCTTATTGGTATTTCAACTGGGGAGCGGGATGGAACGGTAAAGGATGGGGATGGCAACAAGAAGTATATTATGCTCGGAATTACGGATCTTCTACCATTGCAATTGGTTTAGAAATGGAATATAATGGAACTGGAATCTTTACACAAATCAAGAATCCTAATGCAACATTAGGACCTGGTGGACAAATTCCTCTAAATACATGGAAACACGTGACTGTTGTAATGAGTGCAGATTTTACAACAGCAACAACATATGTTGATGGACAATTAGTTGGAACATCGGCTTCAACCACAAATCCGGATGTGATTACAAATGACAACTTTATTGGATATGCATTCCCGGGTGAAACATCACCTTTCAATGGTGGTATGCAGTGGTTCCGTGCTTTTGACTATGCATTAACACCGGAAGATATTGCGCAGGATATGGATGATGACTGGTAAACAGCCTAAAGCTGATTTAGTGGTTAGGCCCTTCAATTTATTTGAACTTTATGACTTTGATGATAGTATTTTATTCTGTCATCTAATTTCATTGTTTCAGAACCAAATAAATAAAAAATTGCTTCACCCCATAAAGGCATATCTCCCCATCTTCTTTTATAAATCATTTCACTTGCATCAACTTCTTTTATATACTTCATAAATATTTCCTTCTCAAGTATTTTTTTAAGAGAAAATCCAATTATATTTGTATATGGTCCTCCAGGTTTTTTCTCAACATTCCATTTTTCTTCATTAAAATTATTTTGTTTTAAAAAATTTAATGAAAATTTATTTAATCCAAATGTAACACGTTCAGCATCATCCTGTGTTTTACCAGAAATAAAAGTAATGTTTTGCAACTCTAGCAGAATTTGATCAATTTTAAAATCAATAAAGCAATCTTCATCGATTCGTAATAAATATTCATAATCATTTACATAATTCCAAAAATCAACAAACCAAAATGAACACATATGTCTGTATCCCAATCCTAAATTAGAAAAATCACCTAAGTTAATTTTGGATTTTTCCTTCTTAAATGCATATGCTGAAATATTTATAAATTTTATTTTTAATGAAAGAGACCGACTCTTAATATATTCTTGATGCTGATCTAATATATTTCCTTCATGAAAAATTAGAATATCAATTGATTTATCAAGTAAATTTATTTCAATATGTTGATTTCGTTTTACTAAATTTTCATAATGGGCCTCATGTGAATATCCTCTTGTTAGAACTGCAATACACGATTTATTTTGCATACTATATTACACATTTTCCATTTTAAATGTAATAGGTTCTTGCAGAACGGCAAAATCCAATTTCTTAATAAGAATTGTAAAAGGCAATAGATTTTCCTTCTGCCATTCTTCATCTGAGCATACATCTGGTTCTTTGTGCCCGTATTCCCAGCATCCATATGGTGCTAGCAGAGAGATTGGCCATTCCTTCAAAACAGTCTCCTTATTTTCTGTTGCAGAACTCTTTAGGGAATCAAAATCATATTTCTTGAACTGGGTTACAATTTCCCTAATTACAGCAGGAAGACTTGGTTGACGGTGACAGTAGAGAAGAAGCCAATTGATTGCAAGATCCCGAATAGCTTTCTGAGCATAGAAAACTCTATGAAGAGCAAGACCCACTTCTTCCTCTGTCATAGTTAACAAATCAAACTCTTGTATGCGCAGAGCGGTTGACATAAATTCAGATTTCATTAAGCTTGTGTATGTTCGTCTTCCATTGACTTTATTTTCCATAATCCGAATTTGATCTGAAGAAATTAAATGTGTTGATAAAGGTGTTAGCAGAGTTGCATCCCATATAGAATGCTGCTGGCAAAGTTCTACACTACCTTTATTTTCCGCATGGGCTTCTGGATTAAGATAATACAAATAATGAACTACACAATCAAATAGTGTATTTTCCGGATAGGCTTCCATTCTTGTTTGAAAACCGACCGGTTTATAAAACCAATCTACCGATGCAATCCGATTATAAATAACATCTAAGATAACTGCGCACCCGGCTTGTGACGGAGGAAAAATTAACTTACAAAACTCGTGGGTCATCTAAATATTCAGCTTAAGAACTCTTTAGACCTGCAAAAGTAATATCTGAATTCATTACAACTATTCCAGTGCCAGACCAATGCCCATATTTTGTAAAATCATATTTTGTATCTTTTATACTTCTCCAGAGTCTATCCATGCTTTCTTTTACAACAGGATCTGGATGATTTGTAATATCATCTAAAATTACTAAACCACTAAACTTTAACTGTTTTAGCTTTTGAAGTATTTTGCGTTCAACGACTTCTAAATGATCAATGTCAATCATTACAATTTTAACTCCCTGCAAGAATTCCTCAGTTAAATCATCCAATACATTTTTAATATTAAATACAATATTTTTTTTTGAGTATATTTTATGATTGGGTTTTGAAATAGTATCTATAATATCATAACTTATTACTTGATTTGTTTCATTATGCGATAATGCAATTGCGCTTCTTCCATGATAAGTGCCAATATCCAAGATAGTTATATTCGAAAAAAACGTTGATAAATAAGAATATAGTCTGTATTCTTGCTTTCCGGATATTTCTTCATATAAATCATTATAAACTAAAAATTCTTGATTTTGTAAAACAAAACTATCAAGGATCTCATTCGAGATTGGAATGATCATATTCAATTATTTTGAATTATTATTTAATCAACAAACGAATGTATTGTAACGCCTAATAACTTCTTCTTATTCTTATGCTTAATGCACATTAAAAAAACCAGAAATTCAGGATTTTTTAACTTGTAATCTTTTACCAACTTATTGAGAATTTTTCCTAGATTCTTTTTCATTTTTGATCTATTCATCTATAGCTTCCTATATTTAAATCATACTCCATTATTTGGGCCAGAATTTTCTGCATTTTCTTGGGTCTGTGCTTCTTGAGCGGCAATATTTGCATTTCTTGCAGCGGCCAAATTACGGGCTGCTGCATTTGCATTAGAAACTACGTTTCTAGCAGCAGGAGCACCCAAGTTTCCAGCACCTACGTTTCCAGCAGCAGGAGCACCCAAGTTTTCAGCACCTACGTTTCTAGGAGCAGGAGCACCCAAGTTTTCAGCACCTACGTTTCTAGGAGCAGGAGCACCCAAGTTTCCAGCACCTTCTTCACTGACAGGGGCTAACCCCAGGTCCGGGGAAGCAGAACCTTGCAACCCCAGGTTTGAGGAAGCAGAACCTTGCAACCCCAGGTCCGGCTCAACACGTGTTTCAGCAGCGCCCACTAAACCCGGCGGTAAAGCAGCTGATGCTGAAATATCAGGTCTAGCTCTCAAATTGGGCGCCAGTTCAGCTAAATCTACACCCTGTTCTCTTTGTCTAAATGTGGAAGAAGATGTGGCAATATCGATCTTATAATCGGGATCGTATAAAAACATGGGCCCACCTCCTTTAATTACGTAACATGTTTTTGATCCATGTTCGAGAGCATTTAACATACAATCAATCGCAGAATCCTTCATGACTGCAAATACCTGTTCGCTTAACTTCTTTTTTGTCATCATGAGGGTATAAATAATCTCATCAGTTGTCAATCCCTTATCACGATCAATAATGGTCGTATCTACTTTTCTTTCCCTTTTTGCAACCTCAGAGAAGCGCATTACATATGTGAAGACATCAACTGTTCTTTCTGCTAGAGGCAAATCTTTATGGGAGCAAATTCTGATTGCACGTCCTTGCACCTGTTCTAACCGAACATAATTCCAAAAAGGCTCCATGATATGAACTTGACGAACATTCTTGAGTGAAATGCCTTCAGCACCAGATTGCGTAATCATAAACATCTTGCAGATCTTACCTGTAAAATTATTAGGCTGTCCACCAGATATTATGCGAAGTTGTTTTTGTAAACTAGAAGGTAGTTTCTTAATATCCCAGTTGAAAATATCGCGTAAAATTTCACGCTTATCTTGTGCATCATCACCGGAATATAAAATAAATCGTTCTTTACCTTTGTTTTCATCCTTAGTTACTGCTTCTGCAAGTTTCCATATACTCCCCTCGGATGTGACCTCTTTCTTGATATCAAGACGAACATATCCCGGTGCTTCTTGATATTCACAAGCAATACCAAAGATTCCCAATCCTTCAAGCGTCTTGAAATTTGAATAAATTAAGGCAGGTCCTTTACTCTGTCTAACGCGCTCCAGAATGGCTGCATATTTCGGTGAATATTCTGCTAGCTTGCCCGGCACAAAGATCTCCGCCGCTCTGCTTCTCAACTGCTGTAAACTTGCTTGAATCTGTTCTCCATATTCCATTGCTGCTTGGGTAACTTCTCTATCAAGCATAGCCGTTGCTTTTTGTGCAACTTGTTTCTGTTCAGCTTCCTCCTTCGAATCTTCCTCGGATAAAAAAGAATCAAGACGGACTGCTCTTGTATTGTGGCTTTCTTCAACAACCGCCGCCGCAGCCAATTCTTGGGCTTCTGTTTCATCACCTTCAGCTTCGCCTTCTTCCCGAACTCCGAGCAAGGCTGCTGCTTTCTTTGAATCTCTCGGCGTAGGTCTTGTGATTCCATCCGGAAACACAAAATTGCAAGCAGCACGACTAAAGATCTTGAAGGAAGAATTCACTGATTTTGTTGCCTGCGTATACGCATCTCCATACAGAATCGCAAGTCCCGCGACAACAGGCGGTCCTTCAGTTTTTCCTTTATCTGTTTCCGTGTCAATTTCTTCCTTTCTTAGTGCTTGATATTTAGACAGTTGCCAATCTGACATATCCAATGTCACTACTTCATCCTTTGTGACGGATGCAACAAGTTCTTTCTTTGAACCTTTATAATATGATATTAATCCTGTAAGACGTCCTTTCAATGCAATATCGTTCTGAATTTTTAATTGCTTGCGATCAACAAAACTTTCAATAAATTCTTTTTCTGTATCGGGTAGCTGCATAAGAGCAACAAATGTAGGATCGCCGGAGATATTCGCTTCCCCTATAAAGGGTGCAACACGATTGAACCATGCAGATAAATTGCGTTCTCTGTCCATCTGCTCATCATCTTCTCTTTCCTCCATTCGCATAAATCCCTTTAAGGTGCCATTTGCATCAATTACCTTTGTAAACGCTGAAGGAACAGGTGAAATTGTTAATTGTAAATAAGAATTATCTCCTTCTTTGACTTGCTCGTATTTATAAAAATCAACTTCAGGATGCTTCTTCATTGCTTCTTCTAGCTTGGCTGTATTAATTGCCGGATTTAATGCAATTTTTGCTAGACGGCGATCACCTGCCAAAATATTTGCAAGAACTCCAATCTCATGCGGCTTATTAATAATGGGTGTGCCAGAAAGTGCAATAATTTTGCAACCTACTGCATTACATAGTAAACGATAAAGTCCATACATAATTCTATATTTTTTGGGCGTGCCGCAGAAAGTTCCTTCATAATTAGGCTGACGAGGTTCAAGCTTGAAAAACTGTTCAAGACCAGAACCAACAATACCACGAACAACGTTGTGCACTTCATCTATAACAACAACTGCTCCATCAAATAAGTTCTTAGGTGTTGTAGCTGCACTACTGGCTCCTCCTGCCTCGGGTCCGCAGATCCATTCACGAATCTGTTTTTCTCTTAATCCGTTGTAATTAATAAACTGAAAACGTGCCGCCATATGCGCCTCAATCTGCTTTTCAATTTCTTTCTGCTCTTCTGCAGATAATGAACCAAAATTAACAGGTCCAGTAGGATTTGCAACCCAGAATGTGCGCAACTTATAATTTGCAAATTTATTCAATATATAATCAGCAGAAAGACCATATGTATCTGTTAGGAATATAAACTGAGAACTGCTTGTATCAATTTCATCCTTGGCATCATGAAACTTCTGTTGAACCAAAGGAACTTGAACCTTTTCCCAGTTATTATCTTTTTTGAAGGCATAATATCCACAGAGTGATAATTCTTTCTTGTAGTTTCCGGAAAGACTGGCAGGAGTCATCACAAAAATCTTACGCATGCCGCCAAAACGAAGAGCCTCTTCTGCCGCAATACTTGTGCATGTTTTACCAGAACCAAGGCCATGGTAAACTAGTAGACCGCGATAAGGTGAACCCTTTTGCATATAATCGCGCACAAATTCTTGGTATTTGAAGTTCTCAACAGTGGATGCCGATACTCTTGAAAGTTCCTTGCATGCATCTCCAACAGGATCAGGATTGGGTTTCTTTAAAATATAACTACTATACGTATCAATAATAAATGTATGGATTGCTTGTCTTGTTGCCGGCATGAAGATTTTTTCTTTGGGAGACACACGAATGGGCGATTGCGTGACTTTTGTTTCTACGGATGATTTGATTCTTTGGAACTCAGCATTGTTTACAGCTTCTTCCGTTGCCTCTTTGTTTTCAGCACCAGCACCTTCAGAAGCAGCAGCAGCACCAGCAGTAGCAGCAGCAGCACCAGCACCTTCAGAAGCAGCAGCAGCACCAGCAGTAGCAGCATCATCATCGTCTGCAAGAAATGATGCAAGGCTTACATTTTTTTTAACAGCTTTAGCTAAAGGTTTTTGAATAATAGTAATTGCATTTCCTCCTCTTTTGCTATCTTCCGGCACTGACGGTGCAGGAGCAGAACTAGAAAAAATAGAAGAGAAAACGGATGCTGCAGGTTCCTGCCGAATAGCCGGCTCAGCAGTAGACTCATTAATTTTCAAATCTACAGAAGGAACTGATTTAGGAACAAGGACAGCTGCAGCTTTTTTTTTCTGTTCGGCTTTTCTTTTTGCTGCTACTAGAGTTTCATCACCAGCTAACTTTTGAAGATCAATGATAGGAACTTCTTTTGTTTGTTGCAATTCAATTTTGGGAGCAGTATACACTTTTGATATTGAAGGTCTGCCACCTGCTCCTTTTTTAGGAGGTAAAGCGGGATCTGGAGCGCTCATTCTAATTGAGGCAAAGGATTACTTATGCTGGAAGCAACTCAGAGAATTAGACCAACAGCAACTAATGCTAATCGCGATGCCTCCTGTTCAGCCTCCAATTTCTTTCGACTAATTGCTGAAGCAAGAAGCGTCTTATTTGGTAAGAATACTCCAATAGTATATATACGATCATGTTGCGGTCCCTCGACATGAATCTCTTCATATGTGGGAGGTGTGTGATACTGTGACTGAAAATACTTCAAAAGCTGATCCTTATAATTGTGATTCTCCGAAATGACCTTAGCAAAATTTACATACTGATGCATGATACTAATAATCCATGAATAACACACTTCAAAAGCTGCCCCCTTTCCGGCAATTAAATCAGTATTTCTAAAAAGTGCACCAATCCAGGCTTCTACCATAGATCCTAGTAATCGTAAATTTTCACGTCCCTTGCAGATTGAATCCACATGGCGGCTCATAATTAACCATGGACCCATTCCCATTTTCTGTGCAAGTAAGCCAAGATGATCATTATTTACTAAATTCCCCCGAAGAGTAGTCAAGAATCCTTCACCTTCACCTTCATATCTATCCTGCGAATAGAGAGCAACAACGCAGTTTAATACGGAATCACCCACAAATTCAAGTTCTTCATTATGTGCCTTTTGCAGAGGCAAACATTCTTCAGGTCTTTCTGACAATTGAATGATTTCTCCATTTGGTCCGGGTGTTCCAGCAGGTTTTTCAACATATGATTTATGAACACATGCTTGTTGAAACAATTTAAAATCCAAATTCTTGGGCAACTTAACACCAGGTCTCTGCAAGAAACGCAAAATTTCAGATTCTGGAATAATTTTATTATTGGGGTTCCACGGCGTTATGACTTTCACAACGGCGTGATTCTGTTCCGAAACAGATGCGGGGATCTTTGCCTTATGGGGAGCTAATACCATTTATATTTAATTCGCCGATTTTTTTTAAATGCTTCACTGCGTTTCACTTGTTTCTACTGCGTTTCACTTGTAGAGCCAACCCAGTCATTCTGATCAAATGTCGGTGCAAACATTCGTTCCAAACCAGGAGTCCATTTTGAAAAACTATCATACTTATAAAATCGGTCACCAGCATAATCAACCACTCCAGTCTTATCAAAAAACGGATCTTGCATCTTCGGTGCATCAAAATTCGGAGACACTGTCATTGCTACTTTCTGATCAGTCAATCCCAAATTTACAGCCTCAGCCACCGTAGGAACATGCTCATCTTCAAATTCACTATCTGACTTCTTTCGCTTAGGTATCAAACCTGTTACTTCGAATTCAATTCCATTGCGCTTTTCGAGCACAGGCTCCCAATCCGGATCATCAGCATATAATTTCTTAACAAGCACAGACACATCATCTTTATTATGATTCATGAGATCTTCTGTTTTCCTAGGTGCATACTGCTGGAGAATTGATTTTTCGCGCTCATCTAATTCAACAGTATCTTGCGGTGCTCCCTCATCTCCGCTAATAGATGAATAAAACGGCTCTGTCACAGTGCCAGTGAATCCTTCCATTCTCTTTCCATTCATAACCCTTTCCTGATCAGTCCTACCCTCCGAATTGAAAGGTAGCTGCGACCAATCCCATTGCCTCTGAGCAGTTAGAGCATTGATTGTTGTCCTTTCCAATTGATTCCTCTTCTCCTTCTCTACCTGGAAAACCCGGGAAAATTCATAATCATCCAGCTTCTTGATAGGTGTCATAGCATACGTTTGCTCATCGACTACCGGAACATCTGTTTCCCATCCTCCTGTTGTAGAAGGCACAGGTCCTGCATCACCTCTTGCAGGAGATACAAAAGAGCATTCCAGACCCTGCGAAGCTAAATATTTGTAATACTCCAAGTATGAATCAAGAGATGTAAAAGGTTTAGGGCCAGGATAAGATAAAATGGTGTTCATCGCACCATATACGGCTCTTTCAGGGCATTTTAATTCTAGCACAGAATCCAAACCAGATTGACTGGCGCTTTTATTTACATCAATATTCTGACCATAGGTAGGAAAAAGTGATAAATGTGTTTTACTCATCAGATAAAGAAAAATAAAACATCCAAATAAAAGTATTCCGAATAAAATCGGTCCAGTCATCCCTATTAAAACCCTTGACTTAAATTAGAGATATGGTAAAATCCCGGAGTAACAATAGAAATAATAATCGCCATCAAAGAACACGCCGAATTGTAAACATGATGATGAACAGAAATAATGTAGCTACAATTCATGTCAAGAACAAGCAAGATATGAAAAAAGTAGATGATATGCTAATGGTTCCAAATGTTAAAGTATTTGTCATGTTTCAAGCGCCATGGTGTCACCATTGCCAAAAACTCAAGCCTAAATGGCATCAGTTAGAAAATCTTCCTTCCAGAAATGTTAGTATGGTTTCAGTGCCCGTTGAAAAACAATCATTAAGTCAAGTTCTCAAGGATGTTCCAATTGATGGCGTTCCAACTGTGTTAGAAGTAATAAATGGTGTAGCTAAACCTGTAAGCCCGGAAAAAGTGAATGATATTGCAGCAATGGCAGAGGAAATGTCTCGTCCTAGCAATGTTCCCATTGATCAACCGGCTGTTCTTGCAGAAAATAATAAAACAACAATTGCAGCGTCTGAAGAGAAAGAAGAAGAGATTGAACCTAGCGAAGAAGTGTCAAATCAGAAACAGGTGCCTACGCAGGCAATGGAAACGCTTGTTGAGGAAATTAATACTCAATCAAATAATAAAACTGCTGGAAACACAAATGGCTCAAGAGCAAATAACGTTGCTCGGAACTTAGCAGCTGTTCCAGAACCAGTTGAGGCGACAGAAATAGAAACTGTTTCTGCAGAGGTGCCTGTAATTACATCCGAGACACCCAAGTTGGTAGCACCAGTTGTTGATTTGAAAGCTCCTCAGGAAATTGAAGACAGTTTCCTTAAAAATGCACAAAAAATGACTTCATTCATGGAAGTTGAAGCCGAGAAAAATATCGAGGAAGCAAATCAAGCCATTGCGACTAGCAAAGGAGCAGGACAACGAGGCGGTTCATACAAGAAGCAGGGAAATCTCCTTAAAATGCTGATCAAGCTAGGATCTCCTGTCTTCAAGAGAGGACAAACCCGCAAGATTAAGAAGTCAAAGAAGTAGTCGGTTTAAAATTTGAAAGACTTTCTAACAGCAAGTAAGTTACAAGAAGCACAATGTCTTCAGAAGATATTGTTTTCCAAGCACTAGAATTTATTGGCAAAGATGCTTTTGAAGAATTTGAAGTCAACGGTGAAATACGAAAAAAAAATACTGGATATGTCGTGCAAGTGCACGGTCTTACAGCCAACGGCAAAACTGTCTGTGCAAATATCTCTGGTTTTCGTCCCTATTTCTTCGTAGAAATTCCAGCAGAACTCGACTCAAGGCATGGCCGTGCCAACTTCAAGAATGCAGTTAAAAATTCATTCAACGCCAATCAGCAAAATCAGATACAAATCAGTGATAACAGAAAATTAAAAACACTCTATGATTTTACAAACGATAAAGAAATCTCAGTTTTTGAACTTTCCGCCGAGACAAAGTCCGTCTGGCAAAAACTCAAGAATCTTTTCCTAGACAGTTGCTGCGAACCACTTCATTTCACTGTTGAAGGCAAACCTATAAAATTCACAATCTATGAAGCCAACATTGATCCAATGCTCCGACTGTTTCACGCATCCAATATTAGTCCCTCGGGATGGATACGAGTCAAAGATTATTCTATGCTAGAATCTGAAGATCTAGTTGCTGATCTTTATTTTGAAACCGACGTCAGTGATATCGGACCCGAGCAAGTAGTTGCCGCTGCACCCTTTAAGATCATAAGTTGGGATATTGAGTGCATGTCAAGTCACGGCGACTTCCCTGTGCCGAAAAAAGACTACAGAAAGGTTGCCCGAGAAATCGTCGAAGGCAAACTTACAATAGACGAAATCTATGATGAACTACCTATTGCTCTAACATGCAAGAACACAAAGCATTTCTCAAAGATCTATCTCAAGCATGAAGTTCAAAGTTTGGAAAAGTTTAATGGACAGAAGTCAAAAATCGCAGAAGCTCTAAAGTTGGATGCAAAGAACGAGATCAAGACGGATAAGATAACTGCAATCTTGGATAAATGCCTTCCTCCAATTGAAGGTGACCAAGCAATCCAGATTGGTATGGTAATGTGGGTTCAAGGCAAGCCCATAGAGAAATGGATTTATGTGCTAGGAAGCTGCGATCCAGTGGCGGCAGGAGATGATGGTATTCCCGTTCATACGCACTCATTCGGCTCTGAAAAAGAGATGATCGCCCGTTGGTTTGAAAAGATTGGAGATGTTAATCCCGATATCTTGATTGGCTATAATATCTTTGGTTTTGACGAAAAATATTTGTGGGACCGGATGGAAGAGCTTGGAATCATTGAGAAGGGTAATAAAAAAGAAAATGACATTTTAAATTCTGTGCTAGGATCTTATCTTTCACGCGTCAAGAAGGAAAAGGTTCATTTGAAGGAGCAGAAAATGAGCTCAGCTGCGATGGGTGATAATAAGTTCTATATCCTTGAAATGCCGGGTCGCTTGCAGATTGATTTGCTACCTTTTGTTCGACGCAATTATAACTTACAGTCCTATTCACTCGATTCCGTCTCCAGTCATTTTATGGCGGGAGATCTGAAGGGGTTAGAGCAACTTGATGGACAAATCAAGATTATAAGCAAGTCTACAAAGGGTCTTCGTATTGGCCGCTGGGTCGTAATTCTAGACTCGGAGAATGATAAGCTATCAAAGAAAATGGAAGTCATTGGCCTAACCGATAAGGAGATTCTGCTAAGATCCGAGCAGACTGTAGATGAGATCAAGGAAAACGGATTCCCTATGTTTTGGTGCATGGTAAAGGATGATGTTTCACCGCAGGATATTTTCAGACTACACAAAGGATCAGCAGGAGACAGAGCAATAGTGGCCAAATATTGTTTACAGGATTGTGACCTAGTTATGGATCTATTCAATAAGCTAGAAGTTCTGAGGACCGGTCAAGCAATGGCAGATGTCTGCTGTGTTCCAACAGGATATATCTATATGCGGGGACAAGGTATTAAGATTGAATCACTTATTTTCAAGGAATGCAAAAATGAAGGACGGCTGATCAAGGTGTTGCCAACAGAGGGATTTGATGAAGTGGTAGAGCTTATAAATGAGGGGGATGATGATTCAGAAGAAGAAAAAGAAGAGGAGGAAGATTCTTATGAAGGTGCAATTGTTCTACCACCCAAGACAGGAATCTATCTTGATGATCCAATTGCAACTCTAGATTTTGCTTCTCTATATCCATCCACAATTATTAGTGAAAATATTAGTCATGATACACTTGTTTGGGTCAAAGATTTCTTGCCTGATGGAACCGTCATCTTCAAGGAGGGTTCGGAGATGTATGATAACTTGCCCAATCTGACCTATGTGAATATTGAGTTTGACATCTTGAAGAACGATCCAACTGATAAGAACAAGCATCCGAAGAAGATCAAGGCTGGATTAAGAATAGCTCGGTATGTGCAGTTACCTAACGGACAGAAGGGAACGATTCCAAAGATTCTGATGAAGCTTTTGGCTGCCCGAAAGTCAACGCGCAAGCTCATTGAGACAGAGAAAGATGACTTTAAGAAGTCTCTGCTAGACTGCCAGCAGAATGCCTATAAGATTACAGCCAATTCGCTTTACGGTCAGCTTGGTTCTAAGGTTTTCAAGGTTGGCCATGTAGTTCTAGCAGCATCAACAACTGCCTATGGGCGGAAGCAGCTTATGTATGCAAAGTCAGTTGTAGAAGAACTATATATTCCAGTGGAACCTCCAGCAGGTTGGAAAGCCAAAATAATTGAAGAAATGCAGGCTGCTGCTTCCGAAAGAAAACGAATGAAAGGCCCCGCTGCGCATCTACAGGCGATCTCCTTGGCAGGGGAAGAGTATCTCAGGTCACTTTCTTACAGAGATTTGAGGACGGCCCAGAAGGGACAGCAGATGCTAGAATCCTCTTATTTCGTTGATAACAATCATGGATTTAATAAGTGGATAAAAGCTGGGAAACCAAAGTCTGATTCAGCGGATAAAGAAACCCGTTGCAACGCAACTTATGTATATGGAGATACAGATTCAGTCTTTATTAATTTTCAGGTTCCTGCAAAGGGTAAGGAGGCGCTCCAGCCAGTGAAAGATCTAGCAATTGAATCCGGTCAAGTGTGCACACAATCACTGAAAGCACCCCACGATTTTGAGTATGATAAGATTATGTGGCCATTCTGTCTCTTGTCGAAGAAGCGATATGTTGGAAACAAATATGAAGATGATTTGAATAAGCCTTCAATGACAAGTATGGGGATTGTAATGAAGCGTCGTGATAATGCACCAATTGTGAAGGTTATTTATGGTGGAGTGATTGATCGTATTCTGCAGAAGCATGATGTGATTGGTGCCTTTCACTTTGTCAAGAAAGTGGCTAAGGAACTCATTGATGGAAAGTTTGGAATGACGAAGTTGACGATTACTAAATCACTGAGAGCAGAATATGCAAATCCAGAGCGCATTGCCCATAAGGTTCTTGCAGATAGAATTGCTGCTCGTGATCCGGGAAATAAGCCGACTTCATCTGAGCGTATTGGATATGTCTTTGTAGCCACACCGAAAGGACAAAAAGATCCTGTTTTGCAAGGAGATCGTATTGAGACGCCGGCATTTATTCGTGCTAATAAGCTAACTCCGGATTATGCATATTATATCGAAAGACAGATTGCAAAACCAATTGCTCAGGTGTTTGCTCTAGTGCTGGAAAAGCTACCGGGATTTAAGATGCATGAACTTGGCTCAGGTCTTACAGAAGAGAAAATGGTTGCCAAGCGTCAAAAAATCGCTGAACGGTTGCTGTTCGGGGATCTATTGCGTGATTGGAAAAATACAAGAGGTGGTCAGCTTACAATTGCAAATCTATTTGCAAAAGCTTAACTTTATGCGCTTCTGAAAGAAGGGGGGCCATTATGATTAGGATGATGATTAGGATTAGGATGATGATTAGGATTAGGATGATGATTAGGATTAGGATGATGATGATAAGGATTACGACGACTTCTGCTAGGAGGTAAAGGTTCAATAAATATAGGTCTTCTATCTCGACTTCTGCTTTCAGCAACCCGTGATAGCCTTGATAAATTATGAGAAGCTCGCTGCCTTCCCGTATTCGCTAATGATCTTGTTTGAGATCTTGAATTCGTTGGCTTCACCCTTTTAGTGAAACCTCTTGTGCCGCTGATCTTTTGTCTTAACTGCTTATATCTTGATTCTGATCTTGATAAATAATTAGGATTTACTTTGACCATTCTATTTATCTGCGCATATTTTTACGGCTCTTTCTTGACTTTCTAGACTTGCGTGACTTTCTTTTTCTTTGCCTTCTATTTGCACCTCCCCAATTTTCATTATTATTATCACCACCTCCACCTCCACC